CTACAGACGATTTGGGACCCCCACCCTGCCAAGTGAGTGATCGGGAGAGCCGAGCGGCACTTTGGGCCGCCCGACAAGGTTCCCGAGATCGGGACGGAGTCCGAAGACTATCCTTCCCCGAGCAAAGCGATCGGTCTTGGCGGTCTTAGGTACGAAGGCAACGCGAGAGTAGACGATGTCCACTTCCGCGAGGGTCTGGTCAGGTGTAAACCAACCAGGCACTTGATCGAACAAATCCGGTAAGACCGGGATCAAGTCCTCGCTACATTGGAAACCTGCACCCAACTTTACACGGGCACAGGCGTCTCGTTTTTTTACTTGCGTGGTAGCTCCTGGGCCAAAGCGAATGGGCAATTCCGCCAAACTAGGAACATCTCCAAGGACATATGCAATTTTGCGCTGTGCGCGATACAATATCGCGTTAACGCGTGACGAGAAGAAAAACTCGCCACGATGCATAGCTTTGAAGATGGTATTCGTTTCACGGCATGCACACTCGGCATCCCGCCATTTCTGGCGGGCCACCTGATCTCGGTCGACACCAGTCAGACAGATATCTTGGCGCTTCTTGAAGAAGGCTAGAACCTGGCTGTAGTGTCGATACTGATCGAGATCGAACCCGTCTGGTCTGACCTCAAGCTCGCACAGCCAGTCGTAATTGCGATTAAAAACAGCAACAACGACCGACGCGCGAAGCTCAGAGGCCGGGACCTGGGTAAGGTGCCAGTAAGCAAGAGATGCAACGATGTCATCTGTATCACCTGTTGAACAGACTTCGTCCCAGCGTTTAATGCGCATATATCACTCCTTAATTGGAAGTAGAGGGATTGAAGTAAGCGTGTCATGAAGCAACGACACGCTTTATGGTGGCCGCCAGTTACACCGGCGCGACGAGTTGGTCGAAGAGATCTGGTGCGGGGCCACTTGTGGCTGCCGCAACAGACGTGCCTACGTTACCTAGGATGTTAATCCCAAGTTGACGTACGCTTCGACGACCAGCTGCTGTCGAGCGCTCGTGGAACAGGCCGGTGTTAACGACCGTGTCACGATACGCGACCTTCGGGGCAGCGGTGTAGCCTGCCGAGTTCTGTCCGGAGATAGATTCCATCACTGGGATCTCCACGCGTGTGACGACCTTGTACACACCAGACGTCATCTGTTCGATGGACATCTTGCATGAAACCTGGGCGTCCACAGGGACACCTGTCAGCTGCTCCCGCCAAATTGCTTCGACGGAGCCCTTCTCGCGTGTCACTGACACGGGTACAAGGGTATGCAGAACAGGGGTTGCAGCACCGTCGTAGACGGCGATGTTAGCGATAGCGCTCATATAAACTCCAATAAGAAAGGATATCAAAGGACACTTCGAAGTAATGCGATAGCATTCGCACAATGCTTCCATGACAGCGCCGAACTGAAGGGTTTAACCTTTGGCAGCGGAACTGACAACGTCGTCGAAACTACCCGCGTATTAGATACTTTGTAATACCGGTACGTAGGGTCGCGATAACGTGGTGGCTGGTGTGAATAATCCTCAGCACCAACAACGCTTTTATAGGAAGTGACAAAAGTTCCTCGTATACCGTTTACGAGCGCCCGTGCTTGGAGGTAGTCACCGATCGGAACAAACCAATCGACGACAAAACTCCAGGGCATGAGCTCCCATGCAATTGAAGCGGGATCCGTCAAGCCGGCCAACTGGGCAACATCCTTCTCGCGAAGGATAGCTTTGATTGACTTGCAAGACGATTTCCAACTCCGCATGGGGTAGGCACCGGTGTAACCTGGTGACTGCTCTACGTAATAACGGCGAGACTGGGACACACGCACGACGATATGCTGTGGCGTATTCAGGTGATGCGCAAGAAACTGTGCACCACTGTGTACATCTAGCAGCAGAGGCGTTAAGGCGTATGTGTATTCAAGGTAATTCGAAGCGACGCGTTTAGTGCCAGGGAGATGTTGATTCCCAGACAAAGCACTGTACGCTGCGGCGAAGTTGCCGCGCTTCACGAACTTGAGACTCTTTGCGACTCGCAACGCAGAATCGCCAATGAACTTCAGTGTCTGGTGCGACTCACCTAAGGTTACCCCAAGGTTAAAGTCACTACCAGCCACTTCCGAACGTAGGCGACCTAGCAAAGCGATTTCGTCGTTAGAGTCCCAAGGAGGATAGTTCCCGTCTGAGTTGCACGGACCAAGGGCTGAAGAGCCGAAGGCCGCACGAACCGTACGCGAACCAGTGGTGCTCAAAGACTTCTGAGTCCACTCCTCAAGCGTCATCGTGTAATTATTTTCGGAGCGGCCCCGTGCCCTTTTAACTGAGCGAACCCAGTCAGAGCGAAGGAAGCCCCGTTTATAATACTTACGACGGACGTTCGTTACCTTAACTAAGACAGGCGAATCCCCGCCACCCCACTGTCTACGGTAGTAATACCCGGGTACAGAGGGAGACGAGTTTCCGATAGTCTTAGTACCAGTTGTCATTTTATACTCCATGTCGAGAGACAGTTAGCCGTACCGATTGGTACGACTAGAAAGACACCCCGCG